CGTTTGTTGACGGAAAGATTGTAACAGATGACAAACACATTATAGATTTATTAAACAGAAACAATTACAAAAGTGATACAAAAGAAATAATTATTGAAGAAGACGAAAAAGAAGTAATTGAAATAGATGATGAATTAAGCGAAATGTCAAGAAACGAATTATTGAAGATTTGCAAAGATAAAGGAATTAAAACTATCAGCAAAGATACTAAAAAATCATTACTTGAAAAATTAGGAGCTTAAAATGTCAGAAAATCAAACAACAGAATATTTAAAAACACAAACAGTAATGCAAAAATTAGAACCTTTATTTTTTAGTATGGGTTGTTTTGGAACAGACGAAGACGCAGACCCAGATGCGTTTATAATCCATAAATTCGGAAGGTCAGCAAGTTTGACTAACGCAACTTGGTCAACAGTTTGGGATCATGCAGAAACAGTGCCGACTTATCCTTTGCTAGACGAAGAAAAAACAATGTACTTAGTTTCAACATCTTCAGATGAAGTTGCGGATATAAAAGTATTTTACTTAGATGGAAACTTTGAAAGAAAAAAAGTTACTATAACTATGACAGGAGACACCAACGTATTAGTCGCTACAGATGTTATGCGACCTTACAGAATGGTTAACGTTTCAGCTGATTCAACTATAGGAATTATAAACTTGGTCGATGGCGATGATACTGTCTATGCTGAAATAGTAGATTCTGGCGAAGAATATAATCAGACTCAAATGGCTGTTTATACTGTTCCTTTAGGTTATACAGCAGTTGTATTTTCAATAAATGCAGGTGTTGGCTCTGGTAAAGAGGTTGAAATACATTATAAGGCGCAACCTAACGGAGAAGCAAATAAGACAAAAATACCTTTAATGTTGTATCAAGCAAATTATCAAGAAGCGTTTAGTATACCTTTTAAGTTTCCAGAAAAAACATTTTTAAACGTTACAGCCAAAGCCGGCGGAACAGGTATCACAGCTACCGCAAGATTTTCAATGTATTTAATTAAAACACCATTGTTTGAAGAACTGTGCAGACAGATTAGTATTTAAGGAGAAAATATGGCTTTACAATTTATAGTTGAAGACGGAACAGGATTAGAAACTGCTAATAGTTATGTTTCTATTACTTATGCTGACCAGTACGCCGTGAATTTCGGTTATAGTGCTTGGGATACATACAGCACACCTGTTAAACAACAGTATTTAATACAAGCTACACAATATATAGACTTATCTTTTAACTTCAATTCTAAAATAACAAATATAAATAGTTATAAAACAAATGAAGAACAAGCTTTAGAATTTCCAAGAACTAATTTTTTTATCGGTTCTTATGAATTTTCAAGTTCTGCAATTCCTGTAAATGTTATGAAAGCTACAGTTGAGGGAGCGGTGCAGATTGGAGCTGACGCAAGTCGTTTAATTACGTCAACTTCTGGCGAGGTCTTAAAAATAGAGGAAGTGGTTGGAGCTGTTAAAATCGAAAGATTTGATAATTCAAGAAGTTCAACTGAAACTATTTACCCAACTATTAACCGATTGCTTAAAAATATAGGTACGTTCGGAAGTTCTAACGGCGCAATAATACAAGTGAGGGTGTAAATATGGGTGTTAATTATACTAGCTTACAGAACACAGCAAATAAGCTCATTAATGACAACGGTTCGACTATTACTATTAAAAGAGTAACTAACGGCATTTACGACGCTTCTACAGACACAGTTGTTAATTCTGAAACTCTTGTAACAACTACAGCGATTAAAAAAGACTTTACTAATAGAGAGATTGACGGCGACTTAATACAACTTAACGATCTAAAAGTTATTTTGAAAGCTGATACAAATATTACCAAAAACGATTTAATGATTATAGATAATGTTGAATATGAAATTATCAATATTAAAGTTTCTAAACCGGCAAATATAGTTTTGAATTATATTGCGCAGGTAAGAAAATGATAACAGGTAATTTTAACGAATTTCAAAAGAGTATAAATTTACAAATACAAAAAACTAAAATTACTATGGTGACAGCGGTTCAAAAATATGCGTTCGATGTTTTTATGGGTATAGTTTCAAACTCTCCAGTTGATACAGGGAATTTGCGGTCAAACTGGAAAATAGCTTTAAATAATGCAACTAATGAAATAGACCTAGTCGACGCACCTATAAGCAAACAAGAAGCTAGCAATATAGCATTTCAGAGTTTGCCTAAAGCTCAAGCTACATTAATGCCGGACAGATGGGTTATATTCAACAATGTTGATTATGCTGTTTATGTAAACGATGGAACAGCAAGACAACGAGCACAGTTTATGATCGAAACGGGTATAGAAGAAGCTAACATAAAATTAAGGAGATTTACTAATGTCTTATAATCAAACAAAAATAGATATAGTTGAATTTTTTGAAACTCAATTGAGATTAACAGAAGCAACAATAAAAGTTATTTATGACAATTTAGGAGAAGAAGTTCAAACAGATAGCGAATATATAAGATTTAGTGTTAATCCTTTAGCAAGTTCTCAAATAGAAGCAGGGGCAAGCGCTAACTTTAGATTTGAAGGAATATTATTTATACAAATTTTAACAAAAACTAATCAAGGCGAAGGTCGAATAAACAGCCTTGTAGACACTTGTACAGATATATTTAGAAGAAAAGTAACTGAAGGCATAAGATTTAGAGGTGAAACAACAAGAAATATAAATACAAACGCTAACAAATGGTATCAGAAAAACATAAGCGTACCGTTTGAGCGTGACAATATATATACAATTTAGGAGGAAACAAAATGGCTTTAGCAGATGGAAGTAGAATACAATTAAGTAGAAGAAAAACGGGTGCAGTTTCAGGAAACGGTGATATTTTGAGATATGTTTCACACGGAATGAGTCCTTCACAAAATTCAGTTACAAGTGAAGAAGTTAATGCTTTGAGAATGACAACAGATTTAAAAAATGTGAGTTCTGGAGCTACGGGCAGTTTAGGACTTGAATATTCATACAAGAATTTAACACCAGAACTTGAAAGTGCATTTTATAACGAGTTTGACACAGTTTCAATCACTTCTTCAACAGTTTTTGCAACTGCAAGCGATAATAGTATTAATGACGCTACAGTAGATTTAAGCGGATTAATTCCTGGCGCTTGGATTAATATTGCAGGATTCACAACGACAACAAATAACGGATTAGCTAAAATAGTAAGCGTTACAGCTGATAAAGTTATTTTGTCTTATATTACTATGACTGATGAAGTTCTAGGAGATAGTATAGTAATTTCAGCAAGTCAGCTCATAAACGGAACAACAGAGCAAGCTTATGATTATGAAGATATGACGGAGCAAGCACAAAATTTTTCAGTTATACAAATATGGTAGTTAACACATTTGGAATTACAGCAACTCCAGAAGAAAAAATAACAGCTAGTGCTGACTTCATGGGTACAGCTTTTGACAATCCGGCTAGTACAATTTTCGATGGTTATGACAATGCGGTAACAACTCCGATTATGGATACTTCTAATAATGTTACAACTTTGCTTATAGGAGATGTTCAATACAATGTGCAATCAGCAAAAATTAATATTTCTAACGGAACAAGACTGCAGACCGTAGTTGGTTCTGGTACTGCTGTCGGAATAGGTGCTGGAAAAATGACGATTACAGGTTCAACCGCTCTTTATTTTTCAAGTGCTTCAGACGCATTATTCACAGCATTTAAGAATAATACTGAAACTGATTTCGATTTAGTAATGACCGATGATCTTGGAAACTCTGAAATTTGGTCAATCCCTGCTGTTAAATTTACCGAAGTTGATAAGCCAAACGCAGGAACAGAAAGCGATTATATTTTCACTTACAGTTTTGGTGCAAAAGTTGATGCGACAGGAACAAAACAAATGGTTATTTCAAGAGTAGATGTATAAATAATAAAAAGGAAGGTAAAAATGAATTTTAAAGACAGTTTTAAACATATTGAAGAAACAAGAGAACACGGTAAATGGTTTCCATTATACGGGGTTGATTTCAAGATAGCATATTTTAAAAATCAATCTGTTATAGATTTCGTTAGAGATAGTTTTAAAAAAACAGGCATTACAGACGTTTCTAAACTTCCAGAAGATTTACTATGCGAGTTAATTTCTAATCACTTAATCAAAGACTGGAAAGGTATGATAATCGAGGATAAAGAAACCAAGTACACAAGTAAAAGAGCTTTGAAACTATTTAACGAAAAAGAAGATGGAGAATACATTTATAAAGCGTTACTTTTAAAAGTTCTTGAATTGTCAATGATTGAAACTAATTTTAATGAGGTAGATGAAATAATTGTAAAAAAGTAGTTAAAAACTTGCTTTGGTATCAAGAATATGCCAAGCAAGACTGGATAAAGATTGCAAAATTTGAAAGGAGACAAGGTCGAAAGGTCTCCTTTTTGCAACAATTACCAGAAGAAAACACAGGGCTAGAATGGTTACAAGAAGCATATACGTTTCTAAGCAGTCAAAGAAATATGAACAGCTTTATTATATATGACACAATTAGAAACTATGCAAAAGATAACGGACTAGATATAAAGATTTTATCAAAATTCAATGAACAAAATAAATAAATCTACAGGCGCAACTCAAAAAAGTACGAAAGGTTTGGCAAGTTCTTTTTCTAGTCTGACCGGAAGTTTAAAATCATTATTGCCAGTTTTAGGAGTTGCAGGTCTATTAGGAGCCTTTAAAAGTATGATAGGCGATTTAATGGAAGCCGAAAAAATAAACGCTCAATTAAATGCAGTTCTTAAATCAACCGGAGAAATAGCAGGATTTACCTCTGAACAACTTCAAAAAATGGCAAGTGAAATTCAACAACTAACTGTTTTTTCAGACGAAACCGTAAAGTCTTCCCAAGCGATGTTATTAACTTTTACTAAAATAGGAAACGAAGCATTTCCAAGAGCGTTGAAATCAATATTAAATGTATCTACAGCTATGGGCGTTGATCTTAAAAGTGCGGCCATACAAGTAGGCAAAGCGTTGAATGATCCGGCGATAGGTTTAACCGCTTTGAGTAGATCAGGTATAACTTTTACAGAAGCACAGAAAAAACTTGTTAAAGAGTTGGTGGCATCAGGCGAATTATATAAAGCGCAAACAATAATATTAAAAGAGTTAGAAACGCAAT